ATCGTCGCCTTGATACTGGCTGCGTATATTGTTCTTTTAAAAGAACTTGTTGGAGTGATGCTAACAACGGTCAAGGACTTCGCGCCTTCAACTATTCAAACGGTATCCGCTACCTTACCCAAACTCAAAAGCAGCCTGACGTTGAGGAAATTCCTATGGATAGTTTCGACTAATGCCAAGAAAGCCGTCGAAGCGTTCTTCAAAAAGGGGACTAAAAAATAAAAAGTTTAGGTCGGGTTCAGAGGTAACTGTAGCTGAGTATCTTCTCACGCTTGGTGTTGCCATCAAGTACGAGACAGAGCGTATTGAGTACCCTGTCGTGACAACTAGAAACTATACGCCTGATTTCCTGCTGCCCAATGGGGTTTATCTTGAGGTCAAGGGATGGTTCAAGGCTCACGACAGGGTAAAGCACCTACGAATTAGAGAGGCACATCCAGACCTTGACATACGTTTTGTGTTTGATAACCCAAACAAGAAGCTTACCAAGGCACAAAATGGAAAGACCTATGCTCAATGGTGTGAGAAGCACGGCTTCCTTTACTGCAAACTATCTGATGGTATTCCAGAGGATTGGCTGCAGTGACAGACATCTTTATTGAAATTGAAGACTACATGCAGGAGAACACATCTCCTGAACGTATCTTATTTATGACAGTTATCCTACAGGCGTTGCTTGATGCGTCTAAGCCATCAACAACAAATGAATCTGAACGCGCCAAGCTAGACAGGAGACATGCACAAGCATGGTTCTTTGCCAGTGTAGGCGTAACCGCTGAAGACTTTACAACAGTGTGTGATATGGCAGGTGTTGATCCGCAGTACACACGAAGCTTTGCGTACAAGGTAATACGCAGCAAAGAAATAGACTACACAAGAAAGAAAATCAACTCTATCTTGTCCAACATCTAGAGGTAACAATGAAAGCCTACAAGTTCGATGAGAACCTGTATCTTGATGAGATTCAGGACTACGTAGATGCGACCTACTCGCAACACTACGCATCAAGTAAGTATCAAGCCACTGACACAATCCTCGACGCTGAGTATGGTGAAGGATTTTGTATGGGCAACATCTTGAAGTACTGGAAAAGGTATGGAAAAAAGGATGGAAAGAACCGTAAAGACTTGCTCAAGATCATCCACTATGCTATTATCATGCTTCATGTCCACGATACCGCTAACGAAGAGGAGTAGCTGATGCCACATTTCCGCTCTAATGAAAACCCTATGTTCCGATCCAAGTTCAGTGAGGATATTTTCAAACATAAGTATGCCCATCATGGGTGTGAAACTTGGTCGGCGTTAGCTAATGTTTTAGTGGACGATGTGTGCCAAGAATACCTGACCACAGATGAGAAGGACGAACTTAAGCGTATGATTACGGACTTAAAGTTCATTCCGGGTGGGCGTTACCTGTACTATGCAGGTCGCCCAAACAAGTTCTTCAACAACTGCTACCTTCTACGTGCTGAAGAAGATACACGTGAAGACTGGGCCAACCTATCTTGGAAGGCTGAATCATGCCTAATGACAGGTGGGGGTATTGGTGTTGACTACTCCGTGTATCGTGAAGAGGGCCGTGTGCTTAATGGTACAGGTGGTCTGTCTAGTGGACCCATCCCCAAGATGCAGATGATTAACGAAATTGGTCGTCGTGTCATGCAGGGTGGATCACGCAGGTCAGCCATCTATGCCAGTCTTAATTGGCAACATCCTGATGTAACACAGTTTCTTGCCGCTAAGAACTGGTATGAAATGCCAGTAGGTAACACAGGCTTTACCGTAGGACAGGTCAAGGAGCAGGATTTTAACTACATTGCTCCGCTGGATATGACAAACATCTCTGTCAACTATGACACTGCATGGCTTACTAACTATTGGAAGACAGGAGAAGTAGGTGAGGTATTTCGGACAAATGTTCGCCAAGCCCTATCAACCGCCGAACCGGGGTTCTCTTTTAACTTCTTTGACAAAGAGAATGAGACGCTACGCAACGCTTGTACTGAGGTAACATCTGAAGATGACTCAGACGTATGCAACTTGGGCAGCATCAACATGGGACGCATTGATAGCCTTGAAGAATTTACTCAGATCGTAGAGCTAGGAACCAAGTTCCTTCTTTGCGGAACTCTACGTGCCAAGCTGCCCTACAGTCAGGTGTACAAGACACGTGAAAAGAACCGTCGCTTGGGCCTTGGCCTTATGGGTATGCACGAGTGGCTGATTAAGAAAGGATACCGCTATGAGGTTACTCCCGAATTACATCAGTGGTTGGGAATCTACAAAGGCATTTCTGATAGTGTTAGCCGTGACTTTGCTGATGCTATGTCTGTTTCCCGTCCTGTGGCTAACAGAGCAATTGCACCCACGGGTTCGATTGGTATTCTGGCTGGGACTTCCACTGGTGTTGAGCCTATATTTGCTGTTGCATACAAGCGACGGTATCTAAAAGGTCAGAACAGGTGGCACTACCAGTACGTTGTTGACTCCGCTGCACAGGAAATCATTGATGTACATGGTGTAGACCCTAACAACATTGAGTCCGCACTTGATCTTGCACAGGATTACAAGCGTCGCATGGCCTTCCAAGCTGACGTGCAGGACTATGTGGATATGTCAATCTCTTCCACCATTAACATCCCAACGTGGGGTAGCAAACTTAACAATGAAGATACTGTTGATGACTTTGCTGATACCCTTGCGTCTTACGCCCACCGTCTACGTGGCTTCACTGTATATCCCGATGGATGCCGTGGTGGTCAGCCACTAACATCTGTCCCTTACTCTGAGGCGGTTGACAAGCTTGGTGAAGAGTTTGAGGAGAGTGTAGAAACACATGACATCTGCGACATTACGCAGCATGGTGGTTCTTGCGGAGTATAGCAATGGTTGAAGATTACTATGAACCAAGTTGTGCCTGTTGAGAGGCTTGGGAATTTCACAATGAACCATTTGGAGTTGAATGATGATTAAAATGATTGATCCACCTTCGGGTTGGAAGTATGGTTTCCCCAAACCTATTCCAGAAGATGTGGAAAATACACTTGAGTGGCTTGTTGAGAATGGTTATCCACAGCAAGAAATAGATGCATGTGGCGATTATTTTTATTGTCGTTATTGGGAGCAAGAAGAAGTGAGCGAGAATGACTGATTATAACTCATTTGATGATTGGATGGATGAGATTGAAAACTACGCAACTCGTCGAGAACGTGCTTTAGAAGACACTGATGTTATTCTTTGGGCAAAAGCCGCTTGGGATATTCAACAAGAAAAGATTGAGAAGTACGAGACTATCCTGAAACATGCAATGGCTGAGAAGACGGGTGCGTTTTTTATCTGCGGTGAAGCAGGTGAAAAAGACAGCATGGGTTTGCCTGAAAAGATTATGGTCTGCCCTTCAATCGGCTTAGATGGTTTTAGTGTGTATGAAAAAGATCAAAACTATTCTTCTCCGGGGTGGTAAGTATGTGGTATCATGGACATAACATGACCTGTGAACCTTCCTATCTAATGGGAAGGAATCACGGGATCATCCTTGAAACGGAGTACACAAGCAGGGAACACAGGGTAATCGTTCAGCTTGAGAAAGTCTGTAATGAAAACTGTGTGTCATCGTGGAGCATTGGCTACTTCCCTGACGAGTACAAAGGAATTACGTTTAGATTTTTTGCTGATTGTGATCTCGTTATGTTTAGAGAAGCCCTGCAAGAACTTGAGGGTAATCAATGACGGCATGTTGCAAACAGTGTAAGCTTGACGAGAACAAGGAATATTGTCTTGGCTGTGGCAGGACAATCCAAGAGATACGTCAGGCATATCAACTCTCGCTTATTGAAAGGAGAAAAGAAAATGGAACTACTATACGACGCAGGACTTGTAACACGATGGGCAGCGAAGAAGATTAAGCTTTGGAACTGGCTCATGCGCCTTTCTGAAAATTGTTATGAAGACTGGGCAAAAAACCACAAGCTCAATAGAGACCTCTAGGATTGGATGATTCCGTAGCTCAATGGATAGAGCAACAGCCTTCTAAGCTGTAGGTTGCAGGTTCGACCCCTGCCGGGATCGCCAATTTTCTCTTGACTTATCCACACAAATACCCATATAATACACATATCAGCGCATACGTGGCTGATGTGATGTTCAATCTTGCTTAAAAGGAGAATACAATGAACACAACAGTAACATTTGATCCATATCGGTGGGAAGAAATTCCTCGTGATATGCTGGACAATCTAGACCAACTTGGTTTTGGTTTTGATGATGTACTTGAACGCCTGTTTCAAGCTCACGACCACTTTAGGTCATCTACTTCCTACCCCCCTTACAACATTATTAGAGATGACAATAAGTATCGCATTGAGATTGCTCTTGCAGGTTTTAAAAAAGAGGACATTGATGTTTCATTAACAAAGAATGTTCTCAGTGTTAGTGGCACTACTCCCAAAGCAGAGGCCGATAGGAACATTGCGTATCGCGGAATCGCAACCCGAAAGTTCAAAAGGTCTTTCGCATTGTCAGATAACACTGAAGTAAAAGCTGCCAAGATGGAAGATGGTATGCTTTTTATTGAAATCGAAAGGATTATTCCTGAAGAAGACCAAGAAAGAAAAATCTCAATCGACTAAGAAGGGGCCGTCTGGTAGCGTGGTGCTATCAGGCGGCTACCCCAAAGGTAAACATGACAACATTCCACACAGACAAACTCCCTACAATTTATATCGGCTATGATCCAAAAGAAGACGTAAACTATCAGGTGTTGCGCTACTCAATCCTTAAGAACACAACCAGCCTGTATAACATTGTCCCCCTTTCATTGCCAGACCTAAGACGTTCAGGACTTTACCGCAGAGCAGGTAAGGAACTGGATGGCAAGATTGTTGATACATTTGATAACAAGCCTTTCTCAACTGAGTTTAGCTTCACACGTTTCCTTGTGCCATTTCTAAACCAGAACAGCGGCATGGCATTGTTTATGGACTGTGATATGTTGCTACGCACAGACATCACTCAGTTGTTTGCTGAGTATAGTTCACGTACTGACTATGCGGTGCAGGTAGTTAAACATAACTATCAGCCCAAGGCACAAGAAAAGATGGACAAGCAGGTACAAACAGTGTATCGTAGAAAGAACTGGTCGAGCTTTGTTCTGTGGAACTGTTCTCATCCTTCACACTATAAGTTAACTGTCGATGACGTTAACACAAAGAATGGGAGTTGGTTACATGGCTTTGAATGGCTCAACGATAATGAGATTGGTGAAATCTCCGAACGGTGGAACTGGTTGGACGGACATTCCACAGCGAATGATCCTTACAACGTACACTTCACCACTGGCGGTCCAGCTTTCACCGGCTGGAAACCAATCAGATTTATCGACCAAGAGTACGCACTTGAATGGAAAGAAATCAGAAACAAACTAACAATAAATGAATCACTAGGAGAACTCAATGCTTAACAGCCAACTAACCTTTGTCACATCCTTCAGTCAGGATGGCTTCTACAAGTATGCAAAGAACATGCTTGAGTCAGTTGCTGATAAGTGGCACCCCTCACTAAAACTGGTTGCCTACTACCATGACTGTGACAAAGAAACAGTTGATGCAATGCCAAAGGCAGAGAACATTGAGTATCGCAACCTTAATCTAGTTCAGGATATGCTCAACTATCGTGATCGTATGAAGGTACACGATGGTACTGAGGGTGGTAAAGTTCCCTACAACTGGAGACTAGATGCAATTAAGTGGTGCCACAAGGTCTACGCAATGACAGACCTTGCATTTGAAATGATGGAAAAGGATGCACAGGCGGGGTGGCTAATCTGGCTGGACGCAGATACGGTAACAACCAAGCTGCTAAAGCCAGACAGCTTCGCCAACATCCTCCCATCACAGGCTGAACTTGTTTACCTTGGCCGCAAAGACGTTGACTATAGTGAGACATCCTTCCTAGCGTTTAACCTTAACTACGAGTCACCCGGATTTATGCTTGGTGATCTACGTGGCTGTTACGATATTGGAGAAGTTGTGTCATATCGTGAGTGGCACGATGGTTTTATTATTGAACGTCTGTTAAAGATTTACATTGCTCATGGCATGAAGGTCCACAACCTTACGCCTAATGTTAACGGACTTGCAGCTTTTGCCAACTCTGAATTGTCAGACTACATGGTACACTACAAGGGCAACCGCAAGGCAGAGATTGGTAATGATGTTGCACCAGATGTACGACTTCCACGTTACGAACAACTCAATACACTTATCCGACATTACAAATCAAAGAACATTGTAGAGGTAGGCACATGGAATGGTGGCCGTGCCATACAGATGGCAACTGCTGCCTTTGAAAACAGTGACACAGTTAACTACGTAGGCTTCGATCTGTTTGAGGAAGCCACTGAAGAGATGGATAAGGTTGAGCTTAACAGCAAACGACACAACACTATTGAAGCAATCAACCAGCGCCTAGCTGACTTTCAATCTGAAATGGAAAAGGAAGGCAAAACATTTACATTTAAGCTATACAAAGGTGACTCCAAAGAAACTTTGGCACAGGCCAAGGAAGACATTGCAACAGTTGACTTTGCATACATTGACGGTGGACACAGTGAGCCTACTGTACGTAATGACTTTGAGCATCTAAAGCACTCGCCCATTGTTGTGTTCGATGACTACTTCTCTGAAGATGAGGAAGGGCGTATTCTTGGTGAAGAGTATCTTGGAACCAACCGACTGGTAGCTGAGATCAAGGATAAGCGTGGTATCGTGCTGCCATCTACTGACAGGGTAAAGGGCGGTGGACATACACACCTTGCAGTTATCCTTATGGATAATGATATTGATAACATTCCCGCTGAACTTACACGTGTACCTATTGTTGTTAAGCCTCGTGACTCCATGCCCAAGGAAGACATCCTTGATAATGTGTACGAAAACCTAACAATCATTAAGGATTGGGACTTTGTTGAAAACCTAACGCCTAACGACAAACATGCACTGATTGTTTCCGCTGGTCCATCACTAGACTTTGATGAAGTTAAACGTGTAAAGAAACAGTATGGTAACAATGCTCATATCTTCTGCGTTAAGCACAGCTATCCGCTGCTGCTAAAGAATGGTATCCAGCCATATGGTTGTGTCATTCTTGATCCACGACCACTTGATGGTACAAGTACACATGGAATTAAACGAAAAGACTTGTTTGAAACAGTTGATAGCCACACTAAATTCCTTGTTGCCTCTATGACAAACTCCGCTGTTACCAAGTTTCTTATGGAAAAAACTGATAATGTATTGGGGTGGAACGCCTATTCACAGTCTCTCAAGAAAAGCTATGACGAAGGTAAGTTCAGCATTGAAGGCAAACCACAGATTGCTTCTGATTCAGTCTTTGTTACAGGCGGTACGTGTTCAGCAATGAGAGCTATTGGTATGACACATATCCTTGGGTTCAGAAACATCCATCTGTTTGGGTTTGATTGTACTATTCCTGACGAAGAAATTACTGAAGAAAAGAAGCTTGAAAAAGACGAGCAGGATAGGCTAAAGTATATGCGCGTTGAACACAATGACAATTACTTTTGGACAACAGGTGAGCTATTGGCTATGGCACAAGACTGTGAGAGACTATTTGCTAGGAATGATATTGATGTAAAGTATTATTTCTATGGAACAGATACCCTTGCAGGGTCTGTATTCCTACAATCAGAGGCAAACCAAAAGCGGTCCTTTGATGACAAGCTAAAAGAATACAGTGGCTTTAAGCCTGAATATCTATAAGGAGAAAACAGTGGACCTACTTAACGCAGCTAAATCAATTATCCAAACTGTTGCCCCTACCATTGGCACTGCCGTAGGTGGTCCTCTTGGTGGTATGGCAGTTAAAGCTATCAGTGAAGCACTGCTAGGTAAACCTGACGGTACTCCTGACGAGGTATCCAAGGCAATTGAAAATGCTACCCCTGAAGAACTTGCCAAGCTCAAAAAGATTGATGCTGACTTCAAAGTTCAGATGAAAAAGCTAGACATTGATCTTGTTCGTTTAGGTACAGCAGATCGTAACAGTGCACGACAGCGTGAGATGGTCGTTAAAGACAAGATTCCGGCTGTTCTAGCGGTGTTAACAATGATTGCCTTCTTTGGGTACATTGGACTTGTTACCTTTCTTCCAGCAGCCGTTATGGCCGATGTAGGCTTTATTAATATTGCAGTAGGTTGGCTAGGCGGCACAGCCTCAACTGTTGTTGCCTATTACTTTGGCAGCAGTTCAGGTTCAGACAAAATGATTGACAACCAGCACAAGAAAAATGCTTAACGAAAAACAGGAAAAGTTCTGCCAGAATTACGTTGTATATCGCAATGCAACTGAGGCAGCAAAACAGGCAGGGTATTCTGAAAGCTCTGCCTATAACCAAGGCTACCGTCTGCTACAGATGGAAGAAGTACTTGAGCGGATTGAAGAGCTAGAGCAAGAGCTTACCACAGACATTAATGTTATCAAGGAGCTAGAGAATACTTTTCAATCCGCCAAGTCCAGCGGACACACCAACAGTGCACTTAAGGCTCTAGAGTTACTATCAAAGGTACGTGGACCTAACGATGGTAAAGCTAAAGCCTCAAGTGCTAATGCTCTTGAAGCTGAGATTGTTGGTTACATGGAAATACTTGGCGAAAAGAAAGTGATTGAACTTGTCAGCCGTTGTTCCTTTAATCAGGAACTTTCTTTTGAAGATGATCTAGATCAGCACGAAGACGTTCAAGTTCACGAGAACGACGATCCATTGTTGGAGGGTCCATCATACCAGCAAGAATCCCCAGACGTTGAATAGTAATATCTGTTTGATTATCGTTCTTATCTAATCTCGTATCTAATTTACGCAACCTACTTTCAATATCCTGAATATGTTCAGATAGCGTTTTAAGCTGTTGCTTTGCAATGGCGGCTGCAGATACAACGGATACAAGCATACCACCAATTGTAAGCAGAAGTCTAACGTCAAATTCCATGACATTCTCCTGTTTGTTAGTGGGTAAAATTAATTATATTAAACTGATGTGTTCTTAATGTAAACCATAGAAAAGTTTGCAGAAATTAAGTTATTAGCCCCAGAAGATTCTGCTCGTACTTCTAAATCAGTTTTTTCGGGTACTGAGATTGGATATCGTATAAGAAAATCTGCAACCCCGCCGGAGCCAAGAGTCTGTTTCATCATGACTCGAAACACACCGCCTAGTTGGCGTTGAACAATCTGAGCAGTGACGTACTGGTTGGCGTTTGTTGTACCAGTAGCAATGTTGACATGATC